CCAAACTTCTATCAAAGAAAACAGCAGAAAAACCAAAAACAACAGCAAGTGATAGTAGATTTGCTAGTTCCAGAAAACCTGAGGAACATATGATTAAAGGCAAATACACCAAGGCAGAGAAGAAACAAATGGTGAGAGCTGGAAAGCAAAAACTCCGCGACATTGTGCTCAAAGCAACTGGTAAGAAAAAAGAAAGCGAACTGAAGCACAAATACACTGGACCCGATAAAGACTGATACTGGGCCCTTGAAACTGTCCCTATAATACAACCACCTGAGACCCCTCTAGAATCGTCTACAACATTATGGAAACTGTGACTGTGGGGGTTGATACCCTAAAACGTCTAATTCGTGACTTGCAGGATGCAGTCAACGTGTGCTACAATGTTGATTCATCCGAGAGCGATAATTACGAGAAAACCTATCCTTTTGCGACAGGTTATTCTCGCGCTGCGATGAACTCTGTGATTGACGACCTTAACAACATTCTGAACAAGTGATTACTCTTCGTCCTCATCAACATCGTGCTGTTGCTGCTATGCAAAAGCACAACAAAGGTCAGATCATTGTTCCTACTGGCGGTGGTAAAACACTGAAGATGATCTATGATGTTATGCGTCTGTTTCAGTCAGAAACTCCCCAAACTGTTGTAGTTGTTGCTCCTCGCATTTTGCTTGCAGAGCAACTCTCTAGTGAGTTTCTGGAACACATCACAACTGCTGCTGTTCTGCACGTTCACAGTGGAGAAACGCACCACACTAGCACTACCAAACCCGCAGAGATTTACAACTGGTCGCGTCGTGCATACAAGCATCAACTGATCTTCACCACCTACAACTCTCTGCAACGGATTGTTGATGCTGGTATTGATGTGGATACGATTTACTTTGATGAGGCACATAACAGCGTCAAGCGTAACTTCTATCCTGCAACTGAATACTTCGCTGCTAATGCAGATCGTTGTTACTTTTTCACTGCAACTCCGAAACATTCCATTGCTTTCGGCAAACCAGGAATGAACCACTCTGATGTGTACGGTCAGGTAATTTGCAAGGTTCCTGCACCTGAACTGGTTGATGGTGGTTACATTCTTCCTCCTAAAGTTGTGGTGAAGCAGTTGCCGATGGTGAAGGATCGTCAGGTAGTTTATGAGCGTGATGCAGACAATCTGCTGGAGACCATTGACGACCAGGGCATCAAAAAGATCCTGATTTGTGCTCGCACCACCAAACAGATCATCGGTTTGGTATCTGAATCTGATTTCTGTTTGCAACTTCAACAGCGTGGTTATTCTTGGATGATGATTACATCCAAGACGGGTGCAGTGATTGATGGTCAGAAGGTAGATCGTGAGAAGTTCTTTGATACTCTCAATGCGTGGGGTAAGGATAGCAGCAAGCGATTTGTTGTGATTCACCATAGCATCCTATCTGAAGGCATCAATGTGTCTGGACTGGAAGCAGTGTTGTTTATGCGTAACATGGACTACATTGGTATCTCTCAGACTATTGGACGTGTGATCCGTTTGGGTGACGAAACCAAGAAGTTTGGTCTGGTTTGTGTGCCTGTGTATGATAAAGTGGGCATCTCCACTGCTCGCTCTGTGCAGGCAGTTGTTGATACCATCTTTGAGAAAGGTGAACCTGCTGTGAGTGTGGTGCGGCGATGAAAGAGGGGTTCATTATCGGTAAAGGTGAGTACGCTGCTGTACCTTATGGACGGCAGCTAATGATTATACATAATGGACAACAACTCCATGTGTGTAGAACTGAAACGTCTGCACGAAAGTTCATCGCAGATCATAAAAAAGGTAAATCAGTAGCAAAACTTCCAGTTGACTAAAATTGGGCCCTTGAAAGTGTCCCACTAATGTAACCTTCGTCCGTGTCGATCACGGTAAATTAAATGTTTAAGACTGATGGATCTGTTCACCATGGTGGTGTAAAGAATGAAGACCAAACGATTGAGATTCTCAATGAATTGAAAATCTACAATCAACTGGTAGAAAAGCGTGGTGGTACAACTCAAAAAGCAGATGCAGTCGCTGGTCATCAACCTATCAGCATCAAGCGTAAGGAAGGTATCACAAACGGCTCATTTGACTGGTTTAACACTAGCAAGTATAATGATGTTTTGGGTGATACTTTTGACCACTTCATTTCCAACATGAAAGAGTTGCGTCAGATGCCCAAATCTTTGGTGTCTGATGAGCAGTTTGTTCTGAAGATTCGGGACAATTTCAATCAACTCTGTGAATCGGCATTGGATACTCTGAGTTCTGCACAAGTTACTGAGATTCTGCGTCGTGGTCTGATTGATGCTAACTCTGGTTTTGATGTAGTCATCAACGACACCAAGACTTCGGAATTGTATAAGTTCTCTGCAGACCAACATCCTGCTGCTGATTACATTCAGAAAGGGTACAGCATTGTTCTCAAGGGTAATGGTAAATCCTCCCGCATGGTGTATTTTGTAGATGCTGATGGGAATGTGTATGATTGTGGTCTGCGTATTCGCGTCACCAGCAACAACGGAATCAATGCTTTCCTTGGTCTGAGTAAAGCAAATAGCAATTCTCAAGTTGTAATCAAACTTCAACAAGATAAGGTCAAGCAACTCCTCTCATCCACTCAATCTGCAAAGTATGACTATTGAAATCCTGCAGCAATCTGCTGAACAAATCAACACCATAGACCAAACATTTGATCTGGTCTACATGGATCCTCCGTTTGGCTTGCAGCGAGACTTCAAGATGTTGGAGCAAGATGGTGAAGAAAAAGGATTCTCAGACAACTGGGAATCCTTTGATGATTACATTTTGTGGTATGCTGGTATCATCAATCAAGCATGGGACAAACTGAACAAAAATGCGTGGATGTATTTGCATAACAATTTCATTGGAAATGCACTGGTGTTGTCTCATGTGAAACCTGAGATTCGTGATGCCTTTTATACCAACATCTCATGGAAAAGATCAGGTCCAAAGAATAACATTAAGAATGGTTGGGGTAACATTGTAGACAGCATTTTGGTGCTGCGTAAGGGTAATCCATTCTTTCAGGTTGAGTACACTGATCTTGATCCAAAGTATGAGAAAAATAGTTTCCAGAACAAAGATGAAAAAGGATACTATGCTCTTGCTAAAACAACAGGAGAAAAGAGTCGTCCTGGTCGTATCTTTGAGTACAAGGGTTACAAACCAGACTATGGCTGGAGAGTAAGCGAAGACATGCTCAAAGAGATGGATGATTGTAACTTACTGCATTTTGGTAAGAATACCATTTACAAGAAAATCTATCTGGAAGATAACAAAGGTGTGCCTGTGCAAAATCTATGGGATGATGTGTATTTTATCTCCCGCAGTGAATCAAACAAGCGCAAGTATCCTACACAAAAACCACTCAAACTGTTAGAGCGAATCATTAAGTCATCGTGCCCTGAAGGTGGTTGGATTCTTGACCCTTTCGCTGGATCTGGAACTACAGCAATCGCAGCACAACTTCTAGGGCGTAATTGTATCACATGCGACATCAATCCTCAATCCATTCAGTTAGTTACTGAGGCAATTCAAGAGATCAAGAATCCAATCTTGGATGCAATGAGTTAATTGGGCCCCTGAAAGTGTCCCTATAGTATGAGGATTAAATCCATGTCCAAAAATCTACATCTGCAACATCCTGAAGATTCTATCCTGACGGGCGATCTGTCGGTGTTGGATTGGTTCACTGCTGGCGGTGAACTTTCGGTTAAGATTGATGGCGCTCCTGCTATTGTTTGGGGCACCAATCCTGCAACTGGTAACTTCTTTGTGGGCACCAAAAGTGTGTTCAACAAAGTAAAAATTAAGATCAACGAATCTCACGAAGACATTGATACAAACCACCAAGGAAATGTCGCGCAGATTCTTCATGCTTGCTTGGATTACTTGCCTCGCACTGCTGGTATCATTCAAGGCGATTTTATCGGTTTCGGTGGATCTGACGAATACAAACCTAACACAATCACCTACAAGTTCTCCGAAGTAGTGTATGAGGAGATCATCATTGCTCCTCATACTGTCTACGTTGCAGAGAAAGATTTGCGTGATGCTGTAGCGTATCCGATGAAGTTTATCATCACGGATACTCCCTACGTCAAGTTTGTAAAACCTCAAGCATACATTCAACACGGTCAAGAATCGTTTGCTGATGTTGCTGAAGTCTGTGCATTTGCCCGTCAAATGTCTACTGCATGTGAGTTTGTTTCTAACAAGGAAGCAGCAAAGATTACCAAGCAACTGAATGACTTTATTCGTGCAGGTGAGCAGATTAGTGTAGAGAACGTGAATGTCTTTGATTGTGATCCTAACCTGATCCGTTTGTGGTCGTTGGTGAAGTCGATCAAAGATGACTGTTTGTTTCTCTGCCGCAATGATGGTCCTGCTGCTTACATCGGATACAACCGAATTGATGCAGAAGGTTATGTGATGACCAATGAGTTTGGGATGTTCAAGTTGGTCAATCGTGAATGTTTCTCTCACGCCAACTTCAATCTTGCTAAGAGTTGGTAACTGGGCCCCTGAAAGTGTCCCTATAGTATGAGCACTCAACAAATGACGATTACTCTCTCCGATTATTCTGCACAGCAAGAAGCTCAAGGCAACATTGCTAATGCTGTATTGGGTCACACTTACGCATTGTGTGAAGCACTGCGTCAGAATTACATTGATTATTCTATTCGCAGTCATCAAAAGTTCATTGATGATGCTGATACTCACAACTATCACAAAGAACAGATTGCTAAACTGAAGCAAGGAACTTGTGACTACAACTTCTATCCTGAGACTGGTAAAAAGTATCACAAAATTGTGATGGATGCAAATGGTTCTCGTTCGGTTCATGCTTTTGTGGATAAAAAGACCGGAGAATTGTATAAAAGTGCATCGTGGAAGTCTCCTGCTAAAGGTGTTCGCTTTGATCTGCGATTGATTGAACAACGTGAATGGTTGCTGCAACATGCTGACTGGGCAGGTTCTTATCTTTACCTTCGCTGATGTATCTCCAAACCCAACACTTTCCTCAAATGACTTACACTCAAGACATCAAAGAACAAACTGTTACAAAGTCCCTCAAACTTCTGTCTAATGGTTTCAAGAATGAGTTTGCTACATTTGTGTTTGCAGATGAGCGAACGATTGATCTTTTTAGTCAACTTGCAAGTGAGTTTGTAGATGCAAACATTCCTGTGGTTGATGAAGACAATCAGGTAGAACTTGCAATGTTGCTGTTGGAATCTCTGGACATTATTGCACGATGACTTACTCTAATCTCTCAAAGATCCGTCCTAAACTGAGGACACAAGGTAACATCACAGGTAACTTCGGACGTGCAAAAGCTAAAGCAGGTTCATCACTCAATGACCTTGGTGGTGATGGTAACATAGGTGCAACACAAGATGAATACCTGAACCGTCTTTATTATGCTTTTGATAACACTACCGAACCTAAACTTCGTCAGTTTCTTTATCAGGAGATCCGCAAGATTCACATTCAACGTGGAACGTGGTGAACGTAAGTAAAACTGGGCCCCTGAAAGTGTCCCTATAGTATGAGCACCACTATCATGGATCAAGTCTACTCCTACACGACCAACTGGAAAGAAGGCAAAGTCTGCCAAATGTTCATTCAGCAAGTTACACCTGAATGGCAAGAATGTGGTCACCAGTATGTTGCTATTGCTCTCAATCCTGAGACCAATAAAAGTATGGTGATGAGCAAACCGCGTTCCCATTATGATACTCTCCAATGGGTTCGTCGCTTCTGTGGTTCATTCTCTCTCCTCTACTGATGATGACTTTTACTAACGCATTGATCGCATCTGGTTATGTCTTTGATGATGAAAATTACGATGGTTGTTATGTAAAACAAGATGCAGAAGGTTTCATTCATTGTTACCAAGAAGGTGAGGATGAAGGACTCTGGAATTATGTTAAAATGACTGATGAGTTTGATGTAATCCGTGAGGTTACTTTTGATCCTAATGTGAACACCATTCAGGAATGATGATGATGAAAAACTACAAAATTACCGTTGAAACATTTGATGGGTTGCGTACTATTTGGTACGAAAAGTCGAAAGCAAAGAAAGCACCAACACTCATTTGCAATCGTGTCTATCAACAACTCTGTGGATTGAACATTAAAGAAATCGACGTTACTCTCTCTGTTTGATGATGACTAACCTGCAAGAGTTCTACGATTATGTTCTCTCTTTCTATGGTGATGGTGGATTGTATCCTATGAGTGCAACATTGGACCTGATTGAACAAGCAACTCTCACACATCTTCAGATACTTGAACTGAAAGGAAATGAGTTCTGTGGTGATAGTGTTGACCGTGAATGTGTAAGAGATTTGTTAATCTCCAAATACAAACTTTCATTCCCAAACTAATCCTATGAAGTACATTGTTGAGTTATACGTTGGCGGCAAAGTCTTCAAGGAAGAAGTGCAAGCAACCAACCCAAAAGATGCAAGAGAAACAGCATTAGCTAGGAATCCCAAGGCAAAAGTTGTTGGCGTCAATGTTTCTTTCAAGTAACTGGGCCCCTGAAAGTGTCCCTATAGTATGAGCACTCAACAAATGACTTTCACCGTCCGTTTCGATTCCAATGCTCTCGATTCTCCTGAGTTCATTGGACCTTTCTACACTGAAGAAGAAGCACAAGATTATGCTGATGATCGCAATGGTTCGTTAGCACTTGCTGGTATTCCTTCCTCTGTTGCTTGTTACTCTGTTGTTGATTGATGATGAAAACATTAACACTCCAAGTCACAGAAGTTTCGTTTGATTTTGATGATGAAGATTTCACTGTAGAAGAACAACAAGAGGTCATCAATTCTGTTGTTGGTAATGTCTTTGAGGTAGAAGTTGAGGACGATGATGATGAAACGATTGCAAATTGCCTGGTTGAAGAAGTCACAGATTACACTGGTTGGTGTGTCTTTGGTCTTGATTTTGTCCACATTCTGAAATGATCTCCCTTCCTAATCCTACAAGTAAAATGTCACTCACTCAAGAACAATACGATAAACTGCTCGCAGCATACATTGAGCGGATTGTTGGTGGAATGGATCTCGGCAGTTTGATGGAGTTTGCATCCGAACAGTTGGAACTTAATCTCCGTCAGAATTGCTCACTTGATGAAGAATTGATTGATGAGATTTGTTGGATTTGTGATGATGAAGTTGCTGCTGATTTGTTAGAATCTGTGGGCGCCAATCCTGCTGATTTTGATGTGAATGTTGATGAAAGTTGAGGCAATTAAAATTACTCACCTCTAAAGTGTCCCTATAGTATGAACATCTCGCACAATGAGTCGTAAAAGTTTAACATTCAAGTCCCCCGACAAAATGAAAACAATTCTCCTGATCTTCGCCATTGTTTTATTCCTCTCACCACCAGTAAGGTACACAACGTCTCAAACATTGCACACCGTAGCAGACATTATCTCTCCTCATGATTGAAACTGATTATTACATTCTCCCCGAAGAAATCCACTCAGAGATTATCATTGAAGCAAACAAACTTAATGTCTCTGTTGATTACTTTCTGATGGAGTTCTGTAAGGTTGATGATTAAACTGGGCCCCTGAAAGTGTCCCTATAGTATAAGTCACACACACAAACCACAATGCGAGTCATCGAACGCCAAATGAATGATGCAATCCAACAAGAAAAGGATTGGAAGAAAGATAACACTGAGGTCGTCAATTATTCCAATGTTTCTGATGTGTTTCTGTATGGTAATCTGATTGCTCGGATAGGCGAAACCTGGATCGAATTGTTCGATGGAGGTTATCAGTCAGCAACCACAAAGAGTCGCCTTAATGCTATTCTTGCTGCTCATGGTTGCGACAATGAGTATGTCTTCCAGAAGAAAGGTCAGTGGTTTGTTCAATACAATGGAGGACCGATTCCTTTCTTCTCAGGTATGCGTCT